GCCGACAAATAATAAGTTTGATGTCGATGAAAACGGCACTCAATCAGCTGAGTCTACAAACACTGAGAAATTAGAAGATCCCGGTCCTGGAATAGAAAAGGACGTAGGTTCAGTAATTAAAGACCACAAACTTAGAGTTGTGGCAGAAGCCAAGGAAAACTTGTCTGACTGGTGGAGTACGCACAAAAAGTACTTTATTTGTGGAGGATTAATAGTTATAGCCCTTTTAGTGGGAGTACAGTATAGACCCCAAACCTCGATGTTAGAAGGCAAACCGCAAGGTAAGCAAGCGCGTGAGAAACGCACTCGTCGTAGAAAGAAAGCAGGCCAGAAATTCTTCCAACACTCTTCAGGAGATGAAAAGGAAGGAGAAACCTTGGATTGGGATGATGAGAAATACCGTCCTGATTATTATGAAGAAGAAGATGCTTATGATAGAAAAGAAAGATATGAACTCTTGCCCAGTAATGAGGATTATCATGAACGAAAACGTTCTGCTCGTAATAGAGATATCAGAGGTCAAGCCTTTGACCTTAGCATGCCTAGCATGAAACCTGATAGTGAATTACGTCAGGCTATTTATAAAGCAAAGCATCGTCGCGTACAAGTCCCCGCGAAAGATATGGAGGACTTCATCAATTTGGCAAAGGCTGCTTTCGCTCAAGAAGAAAGTAAGTTGCATCCACAAGCCTTTAAACCCACAGTATTAAGTGCTGGGGTTTTTAAGATTTATGTGAATGGCCGATATGCCTGTACAGGCACGCATGTGGGAAACCGCATGTACGTAGTGCTTCATTGTCTAAGTGAAGATATTACTGCAGAGTACAAGGCAGTTAATCACGTTCATACGCTCGTACTAAAAGGAGCTGATGTGGTTATTGTAAACAAAGAAATAGCGTATTTTCCAGTAAACGGAATACCTTCGCCCTTCAAGACACATGATTTTAAAGTGTTAGAAGATGCAGCGATTGTTACAGTTTTTGGATATGGTTCAGGGGTTTGTCCCGAACCAGATGCTGTTGTTGGATTTGCTTCCCCGTTAGGATGGTGTAATGCCCCAACGCGAGATGGCGATTGTACAGCTCCAGTATTAGATTATAATGGAAAGATTGTTGGTTTTTGGACTCATGGAAATGGGAAAGATTTTGGTCGTTTTGAACCTATTACGGCGGAATTTTTGGAAATTGCCCGAACTGATAATTTGAAAGGTACGTTGCACTCCGGACTAGTTTTTCGGTCCTGCCCCCCCAACCAAGTGAGCTTGTAGGGACTATTCCTTTTTGGGATAGGTTTCCTTCTCGGTACTTGGAGAAGGATGGGGCACCAATATTTACAGAAAATATTTGGGTGAGTGAGCAACATTTAGATTGGTTGAAAGAGGACTATTTTCCATTGGTTGCAATGATGGCCCGTAATCCTCGATATACAAATAAGAGAATTATGGATCCACAGCTGAAATGCTTTGTGGACGAATGTGGAATCGAGATACCACCCGAGTGGGGATTACCAACTCCTAATGCAGCAGCGGCATACAAGTCGTTAGCGAAATATGCAAAGGATATCTTGCCAATGTCAGAGGACATGGTTGGGGATATGAATTTAGCATGGGAGTTTACCACTAGGCATTTTGGCCTGTACATGCAGGACGCGAAAGTTATAGAATACGAAGCAGCCAAAATGAAATTAGACATGAGTACGTCAAGCGGAGCACCATTCAATGTGCAGAACCCGTTAAAACGAGATCTCTTTGAAGCCGACCCTGAATTGGACCAATGGCTAAAGGAAGCTTGGGAAACACTGGCAGAAGAT